GTCGCGTTGCCTTATGTCGGTGTTAGGGCTCATACTTTTACTACACGCTGAGAGGGCTACTTAGTGGAGTAGTTTTATCAGCCTTAACAAAGGGTGAAATATGTTAGCTGATATAGCAGTAATTACTTTAACCGTACTAATAGTAGGCTTATTTATGTTAGCTGCCTATAGGACGGGATACAGAGAAGGCCACGGTGACGGTTACCTTAGAGGGCGCAATATAGCTAAGGCTTTAAAAGAGGTAACTAAATGAGCTTTTTAGACGGTTACGAAGATGTAAACGCTCGCATTAAAAGAGCTAGGGCAGAATATCCGGGCTTACGTTTAGTAGCCTACATAGAAGATATAGATATAAAAAATGGCTACATACTTATAAGAGCCGAGGCCTATAAAACCTATGAAGATGAGAAGCCAAGCGCTGTAGATTATGCTTATGAGCTTAGATCTGATAGAGGCGTAAACGCTAATTTTTGGGTAGAGAATTGCGTAACGTCAGCTTATGGGCGCGTTATAGGTTTACTAACCCCGGGCGGTGCAGGCAGGCCTACCCGCCAAGATATGGAGAAGGTAGAGGCTATCCAAGCCCCATTACAGACACGCGGCGCAGGCGGTGCAGTACCTAGCGCAGCTGAGTCCATAAGCGCCTTAAAAGCCAAGCTAGGGGCTGAGGTAATGCCAGAGCCGCCAATATGTACACACGGGCATAGGGTCTTACTAGAGGGCATAGGTAAGACAGGCAGACCATATAGGGGCTATATGTGCAGCGAAAAGGTAAAGGCTAAACAATGCCCGCCAATATGGGCTAAACAGTATGGCGATAAATGGCTACTGCCAGATGATCATAGCGAGGTATTATTAGAGGCCGGGCGTAACTTAGACCCTGTAGCAGAGCGCGAGCCTGTACCAGAGGCATTTATGAGCGATAGCGAAAGGGCAAACAGTAAATGAATAAAATAACGCTTACAAAACAAGAGCAATACACTTGCCATAAAGCGGCGTTAATTAGGGCAGAAAATACCCCGGATTATTGGGATACGCGCAGCGGTGCATATGAAGCTGCAGAGTCGGGCCTTAGCCTGCACGAGTTTATAGCGCAAGATGCGGCAGCTACGGGTAGTGAGTGGGCGGTAGCTAAAGTGCTAGGTTATGATTTTGACCCATATTTAGTAAAAGGTAAACGCATAGCAGATGTAGGTAAAAATATAGAGGTTAAGTCCACTAAATACTTAACCGGACATTTAATTATCCAAGAAATAGATCGCACAGAGGACATAGCGGTTTTGGTGTTAAATAAATCACCCGAATACACAGTAGTAGGTTGCTTGCCTATTGCGTGGGCCAAAAATGAGCGATTTAGGCATAAAATCCAAGCTAATTGGTGGATACCACAAAGTAATTTAATGCCAATAAGCACTATGCCATATCCAGTAATACAAATAGCTATAGCTAAATAGATAATGGGGTTACAAACTATGCTTTACATAGAGGCTAACTGCAGACAATGCAAGACCAACACGCTACAGCTAGAGCGCGTGGTATCTGACCACCTGCCACCTAACGTCAAATGCCTACAATGCACTAGGTGCGGGCTATTAGATATAACGTTGGTAGATGTGGATAACGCTAGGCAGGTACGCAATTAAGTTATCCACAGAGGCTAAAAACCTGTGGACAACACGCCCAAGCAACGCTCAAGTTATCCACAATATCGCTTTACACTTGACTAATCGGGTACGCTGTCTGCGCGGAACGCAAGCCCCGAAGGGCGCTAGCTTGCGAACGCTGCGACAGCTAGGGCTACAGTTCTGCCTAATCTTAGGCTTGCTATCTTTACAGACCTTACCCGTAAAGGCTGATATAAACGCTATAGATGCTTATAAAATATATGCTCATATAAAGATAGGTAACTATAAAGAGTTTAGATGTATTGAGAAGCTATGGACCAAAGAAAGTAACTGGCGGCCTAAAGCTAAAAACCCTATCTCTACAGCTTATGGCATACCACAGTTATTAAAGATGAAAGAAACTAACCCTTACAAACAGATAGACTTAGGGCTAAAGTACATAGATAACCATAGGATCTATAAGGGTGATGCGTGTAAAGCGTTACGTCATCATAATAAGAAAGGCTGGTACTAATGGCTATTATTATCTGCAAAAATTGCGGTTTGCCTAGTGATGAAAGTGAAATTATCTGGAGTAAGTATAGAGATTATGAGGCTTGGTGCTATGGCTGCGTTGAAGTAGAGGCTGAGGAGCTGTTTAAGCGTGTCTAAGCGTGGCGACCCTAGAGTAAACAGGGCTTACCGGTACAAGTTTAGAAACCAAGTATTAGCTAGAGATAGCTACACCTGTTATTACTGTGGGGCAGATGCAGACCAAGTAGATCACGTCATACCTGTTAGTAAAGCCCCAGAGCTAGTGCTTAGCTTTGATAACGCTGTGGCCTGTTGCAAGCGCTGTAACGTACAAAAAGGCAATAAGTCGCAAGGCGTTTTTTTAGCTAAGACGGCTACCCCCCCTGTCTTTTCTGGCAATATATCCCCGAAAACCGCTGTAATGACCCAAAGCGGGCCTTGTTTGGGCCAGCCTGCACAGCCTTTAGACTAATGAGTACCAAACCTAAACAGACCTTACGGGGGCTAGTGCAACCACGCTTACATAACGTTTTGTTATCAGGGCCTACTAGGGGCGGTGAGGTTGCAGAGCTTGCTGAGCGTATCGGTTTGCCGCTTTTACCGTGGCAGCGCTTTGTTTTGGACGATATGCTCACAATAGATAAAAATAAACAATTTATTAGGCGTACAAACTTAGCAATATGCGCCCGGCAAAACGGTAAGACTCATTTAGCGCGTATGCGTATATTAGCTGGCCTGTTTTTGTTTAATGAGCGTAACCACATAGTAATAAGCTCTGCTAGGTCTATGGCTTTGACTACTTTTAGAGAAGTAGCTAACGCTATTGAAGATAGCCCGGAGCTAAAGAAAGACCTTAAAAAAATACTATACACAAATGGTAACGAGGCTATTATCTTAAAAAGTGGGGCTAGGTTAGATGTTAGAGCTGCTACCCGCGATAGCTCACGCGGCGCTAGCGCTGATTTTCTATTTATAGATGAGTTACGGGAAATAGATCAAGAAGCCTACGCAGCTGCGTTACCTGTAACCCGCGCTAGGCCTAATAGTCAAACACTTATGGCTAGTAATGCCGGTGATGCCTTTAGCACTACGCTTAATGAGCTTAGAGAGCGCTGCCAAAGTAACCCGCCGCCCTCTTTAGGCTATTACGAATATAGCGCCCCGCCATTTTGCGCCCTAGATGACCGTAAAGCGTGGGCAGCTGCAAACCCGGCGCTAGGCATACTGATAACTGAGGAAACCTTACAGGAAGCGCTTACGGTGCAGACTACAGAGCAATTTAGGACAGAAAGCCTTAGCCAATGGATAGATAGCTTGCAAAGCCCGTGGCCCTTTGGATCTGTTGAGGATAGCAGCGATATAAACCTAAAAATGAGCCCCGGGCCGCTTACTGTTTTTGCCTTTGACGTTAGCCCTAGCCGCCGTGATGCCAGCCTAGTGATGGGTCAGATGTTACCTAATGGCAAGATAGGCCTAGCAGTACTAGAAACCTACAGCTCACAGGTAGCGGTAGATGAAGTTGTAGTAGCAGCTTCTATAAAAAAATGGGCTGACCTGTATTACCCGCGTTTAGTCTGCTACGACAAATACACTACTGCCAGTATTGCTCAAAGGCTACAAAATGCAGGCGTACAGACCCGGGATATATCGGGTCAGACCTTTTACACCGCCTGTAGTGATATGTATGATGCTTTAGTTAATGATCGCCTAAGACATAGCGGGCAAGATGCGCTAATACAACAAATGGCTAACTGTGCAGCTAAACAGACCCCGGACGCGTGGCGTATCGTGCGCCGTAAATCTGCCGGCCCTGTAGATATACCTATAGGCCTTGCTATGGTTATACATATATTGGCTCAACCTGTAGCAGAGGCAAAGGTATACGCCTAGACACGCCGAAAGCCAAACTGTAAACCTATACTTGACTTTTAGGTAATAATGCCCCTATGGGATTACTGCAAACTATAGGCCTGCGTAAAAAAGACATAGAGGCGCAATTATCGCCGCCTATTATGGCTCAAACTTACGGCGCGGGTGTTTATACGTTTGGCGGTTTATACAATACAAGCGGCGTACCGTTTATAGATAGAAACGTAGCGCTACAAGTACCGGCGGTAAGTAGATGCCGTAACTTAATCTGTGGTGTTATTGCAAGTATAGATTTAAAGCTAATACAAAAAAGCACAGGCCGTAAATTACAAAGTCCTGTTTGGTTAGACCAGCCAGATATAAGGCAACCGCGTAGCGTTACCATAAGTTACACCGTGGACAGTTTATTAATGTACGGGGTGGCGTATTGGCGTGTTACGTCTTTATATGAAGATGACGGCAGACCTAGCGGCTTTGAGTGGGTAGCTAATACCCGCGTTACAGTAACTACAGATAATTACGGTGATGAAGTTGATTATTACTCAATAAATGGCATACGCGTACCAGATAGCGGCGTAGGATCTCTAGTAACTTTCCAGAGTTTGCTACCCGGCGTATTAGAAACAGGCGGGCGCACAATACAGGCCGCGTTAGATATACAAAAAGCGGCTAGCGTTGCAGCTGCTACGCCTATGGCTACAGGGTTTATTAAGAATAGTGGGGCAGATTTACCAGAGGCACAAATTAGCGGCCTACTGGCAGCGTGGAAGGCCGCGCGTAACTCACGCAGTACGGCTTACTTAACTAGCACGTTAGATTATCAAACCGTGGGTTACTCACCTAAAGAAATGATGTATAACGAGGCATCACAGTATTTAGCTACAGAGATAGCCCGTTTAATGAACGTACCGGCGTATTACATAAGCGCAGATATGAATAACTCAATGACTTATCAAAATATCATAGACGGGCGCAAAGAGTTTGTAGCTTACTCATTACAGCCGTTTATTAGCGCTATTGAAAACCGTTTAAGTATGGACGATATTACGCGCCGCGGTAATCAGGTGCGCTTTGCACTAGATGAAACGTTTTTGCGCGCCGATACTTTGGCACGTTTGGAAGCTATAGAGAAAATGCTAACGCTAGGTCTTATAGATCTAGAGCAGGCGCAAAGTATGGAAGAACTAAGCCCAACCGGACTAACAGAGAGGCCTACAAATGCTATTAACATTTAGCGGCAACATAGAGGCAGTAGATAACGGTGAGCGCCGTACTATTGCCGGCAAAATTGCACCTTATGGAGAGGTAGGCAACACCAGCGCAGGGCGCGTAGTTTTTGCAGAAAACTCTATAACCGTGCCAGAGCCAAGCAAAATAAAACTTTTAATGCAACACGATAGCAGCAAGCCTGTAGGCCGTATGCAAAGTATTACCAGCAATAAGACCGGGTTATATGCCAGCTTTAAGGTTAGTGCTAGCACAAGAGGTAGCGATGCAATTTTGCTTGCACAGGAGCAACTAATGGACGGGCTTAGCGTAGGTGTAGAGGTAGAGGACTCACGCCAAGAAAAAGATTATCTGCTAGTTACGGCTGCTACCTTGAAAGAGGTATCTCTAGTAGAGAGCGCTGCATTTCCAAGCGCTGCCGTGTTAAAAATTGCTGCACAAGAAAACGCAGTAGATGAAAACCAACCAACAGAAACGAAAGGTGAAACCGTGGACAAAACCCCGGACGAAGTAGCATCAGAGGCGACATTTTTGCCAGACGGTGCAACAGTAACGCTAAAAAGCGTTAGCTATGAAAAAGATGATGCCGAGGGTGAAACTACACCTGTAGAAGCCGCGCGCAGAATTATTAAGCCAAGTGCATTAAACTCACAGAGAGTACGCACACCTATTGTAAATATGGCCACATACACAGAGCATAAAATTAAGGCGGCTCTAGGTAATGACCAAAGCAAGCTCTATGTAACAGCGGCAGATGATAGCTTTACTACAAACCCTGCATTTAAGCCAGAGCAGTATTTATCTGAGTTTGTAACTAATACCCGTTTTGTAAGAAGCGCGGTTGAGGCTTGCAGCCGTGGCGTTTTGCCGGCTAGCGGTATGACCATAAACGTACCCTCATTGGTAACGTCAGACGGCGGCGGTACAGGTGTAGCACCTGTAGTAACCGTAGAAGCTGAGGCCGGAGCTGTACAAAATACAGGTATGGTAACTGAGTATTTAACTGCCAACGTATCTAAGTACAGCGGTATGAACACTATTAGCGTAGAGCTACTAGAGCGCTCTGATCCTAATTTCTTTGCAGAATTAACAGCGCAATTACAAAACGCTTACTTAACTGCAACAGATACAGCAGTAGTAGCAGCTCTAACAGCTGGTGGACAGCAAGCAAACCCACAAGCTGCAACAAGTGCCGGTATTATTGCCTACACAGCCGAGCAAACCGCAGCCGCATATAAAGGTACTGGCTACTTTGCACAAAATTATCTAGCTAATGCTTCTCAATGGAGCTTACTAATGGGTGCAACTGATAACACAGGCCGCCCAATTTATAACGCTATCCAGCCAATGAACGCAGGCGGTGACGTTAGACCAACCTCAATTAGAGGTAACGTATTAGGTCTAGACCTATTCGTAGATAAAAATATGGTATCTGGCGTTATTGATGAGTCAGCTTTTATTATCGTGCCAGAGGCAGTAACCGTTTATGAAAGCCCACAGGCTTACATGAGCGTAAACGTGGTATCAAATCTACAGGTACAAATAGCTATCTATGGCTTTATGGCCACGCTAGTTAAAATGCCTGCCGGTATCCGCCGTTTTAACTTAACATAATAAATAACTAATAGTCTGGTAGGGCCTTAGCCCTTTGGCTCTACCAGACCTACAAAGAAAGGTACAAATATGCCAGCCACATACGTTACAGCTGCAACACTTAAGGCATCACTTGGCGTAGGCACTTTGTACGATAGCTACACTTGGATAGAGGACACCTGCCAAGCGGCCCAAGATTTAATAAACGGTTTTCTATGGTTTGACTCTGCTCCGGTGGTGGGAACTGCGTTAGTAAATAACGTAGCTACCGTGATGATAGCCAACCCCGGCCTATTTACTACTGGCCAAACCGTCACAGTAGCCGGGGCTGGCGCTACTTTTAACGGCAGCTATACCATTACTGGCACAGTACCGTTTAGCGCGGGTACTACTAATTTACTGCCAGCTTTTAATTTTCAACTTAACTATTACCAATACCCACAGGGTTACAGCTTTATACAGTATGCAAAGGTAGCAGCGGATCAAAACTTTAGGCGCGTAGTACCTAGCGGCACTATGACCGGTGATGATACAAAGACCGCTAGCTACGCTAATACACCTGCTATAAACGCAGCTGCACTTATGCTAGCTGAGAATATCTGGACTAGCCGTTTCAGCACACAAAACGGCGGCGTAAGCGTAGACGGTTACAGCCCTAGCCCTTTTAAGATGTCTAATACTTTAATGGCATCTATACGCGGTTTGTTAGCACCGTATTTATCGCCTAGCGCTATGGTGGGATAATGCCAGCCGCCATAACTACACTACGCAGCACTATAGCCGCTGCCTTAGCTAATAACGCTGTTTGGAGTACCTTTAGTTACCCGCCAAGTACCATAGTAGCTAACAGCGTAGTAGTGGCCCCGGCAGATCCATACCTTACGCCTAGCAATAATAAGCAAGCAACTATAGCGCCTATGGCTAATTTTAAGATTATTATGACCGTGCCAATGTTTTCTAATGAAGGCAACCTACAAGGCATAGAAGATACGATAGTAGCCGTGTTTAATAAATTAGCCGCTAGCTCTATCGTTTTTAATGTTACCGCTGTAACTGCACCTAGCGTTTTAACGTTACCTAGCGGCGACTTACTAACAAGTGATTTACAAATATCCGTACTAACGAGCTGGAGCTAAAATGGCACTTACAGATGAAGAAAAAGCGTTTTTAATCAAAATAGGCCAAGAATTGCCTAAAGAGGTTAAAGATACAAAGCAAAAAGCAACAGAAACACCAACAACAGAAAACGAGGCATAACCAATGGCAATTTTTCTTTCTAACGGCGTAGAAGTTACGCTGAACGGCGTGGTGCTCACAGACCACGTTACTAGCGCCACTATTAACCGCAGTTTTGACGAACTTGAAGTTACGGCTATGGGCGATACCGCGCACAAGTTTGTTAAAGGTTTAGAGGCCAGCACTATTACGCTTGATTTTCTTAATGATAATGCTGCTAGCGGTGCAGGCGCGGTACGCGCTGCGTTGCAAGCTGCGTGGGGTACTACAGTAACTCTAATTTTAAGACAGACAAGCGCGGCTACTAGCACTACTAACCCGCTTTATACCACTACCGTATTAGTAAATAACACAACCGACATAAACGGCGCTGTAGGCGATATTGGAACACAGAGCATTACATTTACCTGTAACTCACCTATCGTTATCACAACAGCACCGTAAACTAAACAAAGGGGCAAACAATGGCAAAACTTAAAATAACAAGGGCAGACGGCAGCGTAACCGAGCATAAGATTACGCCCCGTATTGAGTATGCCTTTGAACTTATGGCAAAGAAAGGTTTTCATAAAGCCTTTAGAGATGATGAAAAGCAAAGTGATGTTTACTGGCTTGCTTGGGAGTGTTTACGCACTAGCGGGGAAGTAGTAAAACCGTTTGGGGCAGATTTTCTAGAAACCTTAGCTAAAGTTGAGGTACTAGATGATGACCCTTTGGAATAGTGGGGCGCGGTAGCTTTGGCTATCTGATCGCACAAATAGCGATAGAAACAGGCATAGCGCCCCAGTATTTATTAGACTTAGATGATGTAATGTTCAAGAATATATTAAAGGTTTTAACAGACAGAGCTAAGGCGGTGCAAGATGCCAACAGAGGTAGAAAACGCGCTTGAGCTTAGACTTGCCTTAAAAAAGTATATGCCAGATTTAGCTAAAGAAACTCAAGATGAAATGGCTAATGCGCTACGCCCTGTAGTAGCTAGAGCTAGGGGTTTTATACCGGCAGACTCAAAATTGCTAAGCGGTTGGGTTAAAGGTACAGCTAGTATAGATACTATTAACTATAGGGCTTTTCCAACCTTTAGTAGTAGTGATGCTAAGCGCGGTTTAGGTTATAGGGTTACACCGTCTAGGCCTAATAAATCTGGCTTTGTATCTTTAGCTAGAATACAACAGGCTAACGCGGGCGGTGCAATATATGAAACTGCCGGGCGCTTAAACCCTAATGGTAAGAGGCAAGGCCCAATAGTAGATCGTTATCTTAATGGCGTTTATGACCAGACTACCCATACTGGTAAACAATACTCAACAAGCCTAAACCCTAATGCTGGTCAGCAATTTATGGAAAGCATAAACAGCACGGGTAAGTTAGTAAACGCAAGGCCTAAAGGCCTAAAAGGCAGACCTAGCAGAAAACAGACAGGCCGCGCTATGTATAGAGCCTACGCAGAAGATAACGGCGTAGCTTTAGCAGCTTTAATAAAAGCTATAGAAAATGCTAAACAAAAGTTTGAAGAAAAGATGGCTGCATAATGGCTACTGAATTACTAATAAATATAGTTAGCCAAGCAACGGGCAAAGGCTTTTTAGAGTCTGAAAAAGCAGTAAACAAATTAGAAAAAAAGGTAAAAAGTCTAGGTAAAACTTTAGGCATAAGCCTTGCCGCCGGCGCTGCCTTAAAGTTTAGTAAAATCTTTGTAAAAGCCTTTGCAGAAGATGAAAAAGCAGCTGTACAATTAACTAAGGCTGTAGATAATTTAGGCATAGGTTTTGCTAACCCGTCTATAAATAACTTTATAGAAAATCTAGAAAAAACAGCCGGCATATCTAGAACAGAGCTTAGGCCAGCATTTCAAGATTTATTAACTACTACAGGCTCTTTAACTAAAGCGCAAGACATATTAAATAAATCTATAATTATTAGCCGAGGCTCTGGCATAGCTTTAAGCACAGTTACAGAGGACTTAACTAAGGCTTATTTAGGCAGCACTAAAGGTTTAGAAAAATATAAAACAGGGTTTACAGGGGCAGAATTAGCAGCTAAATCGTTTTCAGAAAACTTAGAGATACTTTTAACCTTAAATAAAGGCGCGGCAGATGATTATTTTACTACTACTGCGTTTAAGTTAGAGCTATTAGCTTTAGCAGGTGAGAACGCTAAAATAACAATAGGTGAGGGGTTAGTAGAGGGTTTAGGTAATTTTGCTGGCAGCGGTGAGGTTAGTGATGCACAATTAGTTATAGATGATTTAGCTACAGGTTTTGCTAATTTATTAAAAACAAGTGGCGCTGTTTTAGGATTTTTAGCGCGTATCCCGGAGTTTGGATTTAGGGCAGTAGGTCTAGGCGCTATGTATGATAGGCCAGAAACAGTAACTAGCAAAGAAACAGAGTTTACAAAAAAGCAAAAAGAAATAATAGCTAAACTAGATGCAGCAGCAGCAAAACGCGCTAAACAATTAGCAGATCTTGCCAATAAACAAGCTAAAGCTGAGGCGCTAAAACGTAAAGAAAAAGAAATGCAAGCCAAACTAGACAAAGCTGCCCTAGCTCTAGGCAAGGGTGAAGATGTATTTGATTTAGATAAAATACAAGTACAGGCGGCGTTACTAGCTAAGCAAGAAGAAATAAACAAACTAGGGGCTAATGCTACAGACCAACAAAAACTACAGCTAGCTAATGACTTAACCCGCTTATCTATCAAACAAACTATGGCACAGTTAGAAGATGCTATAGCGGCAGCGCAAGCGGCAACTACTGAAAAAGAAAAAGAGTTGGCAGTAGCAGAGGCGCAACGTTTAGCCAAAAAGTTAAATATGGATTTAGAAATACTAGGCGTAATGCAAAAACAAGATTTCAAATTAAAAGATATAGAAAAAATCTATGATAAGTTTATGCCAAAACAGCTTATAGATATAGATAATCTAAATGAAGCCTTAGCGCTATTATTAAAAATGGCTGGCCTAAAGTTTAATTTTGGATTAGGCGGTGGTGGCGGCGGTGGCGGCGGTGGCGGCGGTGGCGGCGGTGGCGGCGGTGGCGGCGGCGGCGGCGGTGGTGGCGGTGGCGGCGGCGTTGTTACTATACCTACTCTTATAGAAGAACAAATTGAAACTTTAACTAATTTACGCAAAACTACTAGCACAGGCACAGGTATTAACTTTTTACTAAAAGAGCAGATAGATACGCTTACAGATGCTATAAGTACTAACGCGCTAAATGCTCTAGGTGATGAGCAAGCAAGGCTAAGAGCTATGGGCGCATTTGATACACCCGGCATAGGCGCGGGCTCTAGCTTTGATCCTGCACGTTTTCGTATGGGTGATAATTATGTAACAGTAAACGCAGGCGTAGTAGGTAGTGAGGACACAATAGCGTTAGCAGTACAGAAAGCTATATTAGACCTAGAACGTAAAGGTGACCCGCTGCGTTACACCGGTGGCCTATGACCCTGCCAGTAATAAACGCTGTTATTAACTTTAGTACCGGGCCTAGCTTTGCTCAAGCTATGATTTTAGATACAGGCATATTAGATACAAACGTGCTAGCAGATAGCGCGGCAGTAATTGTAGATGTGTCTAACGTAGTAGATACAATACAAACAAATAGAGGCCGTAACCCACAGGCCGACCAATTCCAAACAGGTACGCTAACTATGCGTATCGTAGACCAAAACGGCGATTTTAACCCACAAAATACTAGCGGCCCTTATTATGGCTTGCTAGACCCTATGCGTAAAGTGCAGATAACAGCTACTTACGCTAGTACTACCTACCCTATCTTTAGTGGGTTTATTACTAGCTACACTACTACTACACCTAAAAACGCAGATGAAGTTACTTATACCACGATTACGGCGGTAGATGCGTTTAGGCTCGCGCAAAATGCACAGATAGCAACGGTAGCAGGGGCAACCGCTGGAGATCTGAGCGGTACGCGTGTTAATCAAATATTAGACCAAATAGGCTGGCCTAGCTCTATGCGTGACGTAGATGCAGGGCTAACTACAATGCAGGCAGACCCCGGCACAGCGCGCACTAGCCTTGCAGCCCTTAACACAGTAACCCTAAGTGAGTACGGGGCTTTTTATGTAGATGCTACAGGCTCATTTGTCTTTCAAGATAGAAACGTGACCACGGCTAGCATAGGCGGCACACCTACCGTGTTTAACGATAACGGCACGGCTATAGGCTATTTTAACGCCGTATGGCGCTTAGATGATACGTTGGTATTTAACGCGGCTAGCATCACCCGTACAGGCGGTACTACGCAGGTAGCTATAGATCAACCAAGCATAGATAAATATTTTACACACAGCTATAACCAGCAAAATCTACTAATGCAGACAGACGCGGTAGCCCTAGATTACGCTCAAGCCTATGTAGCTAGCCGTAAAGAAACCTCTATAAGATGTGATGCCATTACCCTAGATTTATACACAGATAACTATAATGCCGGCATAATTGCCGCCCTAGATTTAGATTTTTTTGACCCTATAACTATTACTACAAACCAACCCGGATTATCTACTTTAACTAAGACTTTGCAGGTGTTTGGCGTAGCTATGGCAATTACGCCCGGCAGCTGGAAAACGACACTAACCACACTAGAGCCGATAATAGACGGCTTTATACTAGACTCAGCCATATACGGGGTATTAGATACCGGCGTATTGGCCTATTAGGGGGAACAATGGCAGCGGGCTTAGGATTTAAGACCTTTACTACAGGTGAGGTTTTAACAGCCGCGGATGTAAACGGCTATTTAATGCAAGGTATTTTAGTTTTTGCTAGTGAGGCTGCTAGAAACTCTGCTATAACTTCACCGCAAGAAGGCCAGTTTGCATACACTAAAGATAATAACAGCTTATGGTATTACACAGGTAGCGCGTGGGTGGCTAGCGGCGCAACAGGTGATATAGAGGGCATTACTACAGGCACAGACTCAGGGCTATCAGGCGGCGTTACTAGCGGTACAGCTGTACTACGCTTAAAATTAGAGTTTGATGCAGAAACAGGCACTACTTATACTTTAGTAGCAGGTAATCTCAACCAGCTAGTAACACTAAATAACGCAAGCCCAATTACTTTAACTGTACCGCCTAGCGTTTTTAGCGCGGGTGATGTAATAAACATAGCGCAGATCGGAGCAGGCCAAGTAACACTAGCGCAAGGCGCAGGTGTAACAATAACTAGCACAGGTGCAAGCTCTAGCGCCCCTAAACTTAGAGCGCAACAAAGCGCAGCTAGCATTATCTGCACGGCATCAAATACGTTTTTGGTTGTTGGAGATATAGCGTAATGAGTTTATTGGGCATTATTGCATCAAGCAAATTGACAGCTGTTCCGCTTACAGTTGATTATTTAGCAGTAGCAGGCGGTGGCGGTGGTGGCGGTAATGTTGATGGCTCTGCAACTTCAAGCGGTGGCGGTGGTGCAGGTGGTCTTAGATCAACAGTTACGGCAACTGGCGGCGGTGGCACATTAGAAACCGCTTTAACTTTATCTAAATCTACCAATTACACAGTTACAGTAGGTGCTGGCGGCGCAGCAGGTGATTACTATCTTGGTCAATTAAGTGGTGGTGATGGTTCTAACTCTGTGTTTTCTACAATTACTTCCACGGGTGGCGGCGGCGGTGGCTATTCTCCAAATCAAGGTCGTAATGGCGGCTCTGGCGGCGGTGGTTATCAAAATAATGCTGGTGGAACTGGAACGGCTAATCAAGGTTTTGCTGGAGCAGCAGGCGGTGGTGGCGGCGCAGGTGAGGTAGGTGGCGCAGATGGTGCAAGACAAGGTGGAGATGGTGTAGCAGTTTCTATTTCAGGTTCATCTGTAACCTATGCAGGTGGCGGTGGCGGTGGAAATGGTCACGCAGGTGGAGATGGTGGCGGTGGCGCTGGTGGCACAACTGGCAACGGCGTTTCTGGAACTGTTAATACAGGTGGTGGTGGTGGTGGTGCATATCAAGGGGGCGCGCCAGGCAAACTCGGTGGAGCTGGTGGTAGCGGTATTGTAATTTTACGCTTCCCAACTGCTGCTGGAACTATAACTATTGGTGCTGGTTTAACAGGTTCAACAAGCACTAGCGGCTTAAATACTATTGCAACTATTACCGCAGGCACAGGAAATGTGAGTTGGGCATAATGGCACATTACGCATTTTTAGATCAAAATAATGTAGTAACTGAGGTTATTACTGGTATTGATGAAACTGAACTTATTGAAGGTTTAGACACAGAAACTTGGTATGGTAATTTTAGAGGCCAAGTCTGCAAGCGCACTTCATACAATAACAATATACGCAAGCAATACGCGGGAATTGGTTATAGTTATGACCCAGCAGCAGATGTATTTATTGCGCCACAGCCTTTTGCTTCTTGGTTGCTTGATGCTGACCATAACTGGCAAGCCCCAACACCTAGACCGGAAGACGGCTTTTGGTATTGGAACGAGGCAGAGCAGGTTTGGGTAGATGCTAACAAGCTATAACGGCTGGCCTGCCAGTAAAGACCCGGCAGAAATAGGCATAAAGAGTTATCCAGTACCCGGCACTAATAGGAAACTTAGATGCGCTGAGGCTGTAGCACCTTTGCTAGTAGGTTTTGCCGCTGAGTTTCACGCGCTAATAGAGCCAATAGATGAAGGCGCTTTAGATGAGTGGGGCTACGCTTTCCGTATGGTGCGCGGCAGTACAGACCGCCTAAGCTGCCATAGCAGCGGTACAGCGATAGACCTAAACGCGACTAAACACCCGCTAGCAGCTGTTGGTACGTTTCCAGCTGATAAAGTGCCAATGCTTAGAGCGCTAGCTAAAAAATATGGTCTAACGTGGGGCGGGGATTATCGTAACCGTAAAGATGAAATGCACTTTGAGGTTAACGTAAATCCACAAAAAGCCGCTAAACTAATTGCAAAGTTAGGACAAGAAAATGCCAACTAGCGCGCAAGTAGTGGTAGGTACTCAGGCTGTAGTAGTAGTGCCTAAGTCAGATTTTGATCAGACAGCCAATATACATAATTTAGGTGGCGGCGCTATTTATTTAGGCGGCCCAAACGTAACTACAAGTAACGGCTATAAGCTAGATAATGGTGATAAATTAACTGTACCCGTGGGCGACCACGAGGCGTTATATGCTGTTGCTGCGAGCGGTACTCATACGCTTGCAGTACTATCACAAATAAACTAAGGGCATTTAGGAGCAAAAATGGACAAGAAAAAACTAGAGGCGGCTGCCTATAGCTATGGACGTGCCGCGCTAGCATGCGTTGCAGCTCTATACCTATCCGGCATCACAGACCCTAAAGTATTGGCTAACGCCTTTATCGCAGGTTTAATAGGCCCATTAGTTAAAGCATTACAGCCTAATGAAAAACAGTTTGGTCTAGGCGCTAAGTAATGAACCAAGCCCAAACTCTATTAGCTATATCGCTAGGACTTTGTAGCCTTGCAGCGGTAGGGGTTGGGCTGGTACGCCATTTAGTTAAGTTTTATTTATCAGAGCTAAGGCCAGACGGTAACGGCGGGCATAACCTTAGAGGCCGCGTTGAGCGTATAGAGGGCCAAGTAGACCGGATTTATGAAATGCTTTTAGAGGACAGATTAAAGCGCTAGCGTGTCGCGTTGCCTTATGTCGGTGTTAGGGCTCATACTTTTACTACACGCTGAGAGGGCTACTTAGTGGAGTAGTTTTATCAGCCTTAACAAAGGGTGAAATATGTTAGCTGATATAGCAGTAATTACCGTAACCGTACTAATA